AGTAAAGTGTACTGAGTAATCAACTTGTAGAATGTTTTGGCTCAAGCGCTGAACATTTGTTTGCAGCGCTTCATCAAATTGATTGATCGTGAGATTAAAGGTAGTTGAATCAACACCTTGGATTTTGGTTGCTTTGCTAGCCATTGTTTTCTCCTAAAAAAGCATAATTCTGTGTAAAGCCGTGCCTGTCGATTGTAGCGTGTAAAGCCAATTTACGGCATCGGCATCGGCATCGGTTTGGTTCTGGTCAAACGTTTTTACCCAGATCTTAGTCCCAGCTAACGCCGCGCCATCTGGGTAATTTAGTGTGGTAAAAGGTAGCAGTGCGTTTTTAACGACATCATAGTAAAAAAACCTTTGCGCCACACCTGATGCCGACTCTTTCCTGATGTATATTTTACCCTTCCAGATACCAAAGCTTGCGCCTGTGGTAAATGTTTCGGCGTTCACTGTAGTAACTACAGCCCACGCCCCAGCCCCAGCCGTACCTCCAGCTATATCAAAGCGATCCACAACCCCAGAAGCAGCGCCCCTAAAAGAATAAAGGTAACGACCGTTTAAAATCGCTGGTTCACTACTCCAATTTGGACAGCCTGTATGGTAAGCGGCGTTCAAGCTTGGAGAAGCCCCTAGCGCTGTCGTTCTTGCGGTTGTTGGCGCTACTGTTGCCCAAGTACCCGCCGAAATTGAGTATTTGTACATGGCAACAGCAGCATTACCAGCCAAATAGATAAAGTTTTCGTCACCTTCAATCTCATAAATAGACCCCGACGCGATCGCAGTGCCGACAGTACCGATAGTTAGGGTGTCGCCTGTATTGCTAGCAATAATTGATGTTTGCCCTAGCCCTGTCCCTCCCGTGATTCTTGCGCGAGAGTTAGTCCATTGGTTAGCAGTCCAAGCCGATCCGCCTGATTTAGTTGAGTTAACCAACGTTGTTGTACTGCCAGAAGTCGCAACTCCAGAAGCAAGTATGTCTTCTATTGAATATGAAGAAGTTGTATCGGGAGGAGTTGTTGCAAAAACACCTGATAGAGTAAGCGTTGTAGCTGTATTACTAGTGATCTGAAGTAACGGATTGATCGCCCCTGTACTGCCATTAGGCGAACCCGCCCCTGAGGTAATCCTTACCCAATAGCCAATCCATTGATTTACTTTCCAGCTTTTTGTATTGTCCGATATAGTCGCGTTAGTCGTGTTTGTAACAGCCGTCGCAAGCCCTGATTGAAAGCTTTTAGGTCGCTGATACATTAACGCCATACGCCCGTCATTGGTAAAAGTTGGAACGCCTGTTACTATTAAGTTCCCAGACCAAGACATAGTAGCAACATCAAAGGATTTAAACGATCCCGCCGTGGTTGCACCACCGCCATAGACAAAGAATCTGCCTGTGCTAATCCTAAACGTGTGAGTGTTTAATACAGCCGTTGCAACAGCGCCCGACCATTGGATTGTAATTGTGCCTGTACCCGCGTTATTAATTACGCCTGTGATTGTGCGACGCAATCCGTTGTTAGTGCCACTAACAACAAACTCAATTGTCTCGCCAAGCGCTAAGCCAGTAATATTATGCGTACCCGCCGCTACTGTTGCTGTTGTTGTGCTTCCACCGTTTGCCGTGTAGGTATTACTCCATGGGTGATATACCGCACAAGCTCCAGCCCCAAAAGTCGCTAATGCCCCTGAAGGAATTTGAATCCATCCATTATCTGTATATAAATATTGCACCGTAGCAGATACAACGTACAGCACAAATGGCGATCGCCCTGTAGGATCGTTAGCAACAAATGCGTTTGCAACCGTTGCAGCCGCTGGAGGTAGCGAACTCATCTGCTGAAACGTAGGCGTATGCAATAAAGGTAGATTTTTTTGTAGTACTGGCATAGGTTTATGTGTAAGTAACGTTATTGATATTTAGCAAACAGGCAAGCGTATTTGTGGCATTTGGGACAATATCGTTAGTAGGTTGTCCACCGTTCTGTGTTTGGTTTGTAAGGGTTGAACAGGTTGTCACGGTAGAAACAGTGGTAACTGTGGTTAATGTCCACGATCCGCTTTGGGTTACACCGCCAATCACAGCGGCGCTTGCCTGTAGCGCCGCCCGAATATTTGCACCATCAACCATTTCAGCCAATTTGCCTAATGCATTGCCTTGAACGGATAGCAAATAAAGTAAATCTTCAGTGTTTTGCTGCTCTTGCACCGTCGCAGGAACTATCGCCGCATCATCGTAGTAAATCTGTAATGGGTCGCTGTTTGACATTGCGCTAGTGTCAAAATCAAGCGTCAAAACATTACCTGATACTGTCCCGCCTTTGCCAGTACCCGCAAAATTATAAATAATTGTGTTGGACGCGACGTTTGTGATTATCAGAATTGAATCGAGCAAAATACGCGAATAGCCCAAAAACGTAACTGTTTTTGAGGCTGCGTTAAAAGTGTAGTTCGTAATTAATATTTTCATAACACCACTGCGTAGGCGATCGCCAACTCCTCACTAATTCCAGATCCGCCCGTATTAGTAACCCAAGTCATTACACCCGTGCCATCGGTTTGTAAAATCTGTCCCGAAGTTCCGTAATTTGGCGGTAAAGTAAAAGTTAAATTTGCGCCCTGACCCGTTGCTGGTAATTGCAAAATAGTTCGCCAGTCAGATCCGCTTTGACTAGCTCCAGCATTAAGCATGAAGCTAGTATTAGTGATTCCCTTTAGATCAGGTATTAAGCTCATTTAATTATGACGGTACAGAGTAATACACCAAGATTCTAGCAGCTCCAGCACTAGCGCCACCTGCTGCGTAAGTAGCGATCAAAGCTTCACTAGCCGCCGCCTCTCCAGGATTCGTTTCATAAACGTCTTTAGCGATGCCTTGCAAGACGTTTTGAGACGAACCCATATATTTAGAGGTAGTGCCAGCAATCCCCACAGTTACGTTAGCAGTGCCATTAAAAGGCGTATCAATAACGACTTGGATTTTATGGATTACAGCATTAGCTGGAGTCGTAAACAGTGTTAATGGTGAAGACGTACCAAAAGCTAGCGAAGTAGTATCAACCGCCATTTTGTCGGCAGATCCTCCCACCCCAGCCCATGTCAAATTGCCACTGCCGTCCGTCTGCAAATACTCAGACGGCGATCCGTCTGTAGTAGGTAATGTCAGTGTGTAGCCAGCCGCCATACCAGTTGCAGGACGATTGATTGTAATAGACCAATCCGCGCCTGTATTAGCAGCGTCAGCGTTGATGATTAGACCAGTGTTGCCAGTTGTTTCAAATTGGCTTGCTTGAACCTTTACGTCGGCATTATCAGCAGCATTACGAGCAGCAATCCCACCCGTAATATTTTTCCAAGCATTTACACCGACGCGAAAAATGCTTTCTGTCGTACCTTTTAGATCTTTAAACAACCCCATTTCTTTTTCCTATTCGTAATAAACAATAACAACGCCCGATCCTTGAGTAGCGCCCATACCAGTATTAAGAGTTAGCAAAATATTGGTATTTGACGCATATTTATAAAACGGAGTCGTTGCGTAAACATCCGTAGAAAGCGGATTATTTTGTCCTGTAGTCATTAATCTCTGAGTGTTGCCACTATCTCCTACAGAAATAGTAGAAACGACATTAAAGGCAACATCAAAAACAATTTCAACCTGAGTAATCCGCTGCCCTGCTGTCAATGCATAGATCGTCTGTGTAGTCACATCGCCATAACTAAAATTTATGGATTTTTGCTTAGCTGATACGCCAGTGTTATTAATCTGGATTGGTGCAGATTTAATAATTCGTGTTGGCGAGTTAAGGACTTTAACTATTTGCGTCATGGCATTGGTACAGGATTAACGACGTAAGGGGAGATCTCTATAAAATATTCTGGCGATCCTCCAGCTATTAACTGCAAAAAACAATGTCCAGTCCATCGACCTGCGGGGGACATGGCACCTGTCTGAATTGCGCTAAATTCAAATTCCGCTAATCCGTTAGAGTACTTTGTAACAGTAGGGGCAATACTAATAGACGATTTTGCGGTTGGCGCGATCGCGAAAAAGATATCGTACAGTGATAAATCAGCACCAACAAAAGTCGCCTGAGTACCCACACCAAAAGATAGCGATGCTTTCCAAGGGAAACCAATAACTATCGGATTGTCCGCAAAATTTTCAATTGGTACTTCAAGAGCGCAACTCATTTTTATTAAAATAGGCGACCTTGCGATCGCCTATTCCGTTTAGTTATTCAGTATCTACAGGTGTAGATTTTTTAGCTTTTGACTTTGGTGCGATCGCTTCTGGTTCTTCCTCAACAATCGGATTTAGATCGGGTGGCGCTGTTAGCCATCCGTCTGCGATCCAGCCCTCAACATCATGATGATGGATTCGTCTTAATTCCCCTGTTTTGGGGTGATAAAGATTTTGCTTCATGATTTAGCAGCCTGATGGAACGAGGTAAGCGCCAAAAACGAGGTTTCCTGCTGTGCTGAGTTTAGTTGCGACAATTCTTAAAAACCTTGCATTAGCAAAAGTTTTATTGATTTGTTCACCACTCAAGAATACCTCTTGACCATTGAGAGCCGCGCCAGCCGCTACGGTGGGGGCAATAGAGGCGACTTGCCTATAAGTACCGCCAACAGTGTCGCAAACTTCAAGAGATAGAGTCCAATGAACAGTACCAGCCGCATAGCTAGAGTAAGCAGCCTGATTAATGATCACCTTTACCGATTCTTCGGCATTAAAAGGATATTCAATGGGAGTGCCATTAGTAGTTACACTGATAGCCGCCGCTGCGTGATCGCGTAGGGTTGTTAACGCATCGATTTGCGATGTGTTGGTAGAGTTATTAGCTCTAGGGAGAGTAGATCTAAAAGCGCCTGAGTAAACCATAATTTTCTCTTTAATTGGGTTGAAAGCATTGCAAAATATCAATTACGTGATGTCACGTAATTGATATTTTTAAGCGACAAAAGCAGCGTCCTTTACACCAGCAAGGCGAACGAAAGAGCGAGGGTTATAGGTTGCGAAATTGTTCAACCAATCCATACGGATCAATCGCTTGGTTTCGGTTTGCATTTCACCCATATCGCGCACGTCAATACCGCCTGTTTGAATACCTGTAAGGTCTTCAGGAGAAAATGCAACGATGTAGATTGAAGAGGTTACAGCCCCGCCGCCGCCGCTTCCAACTTCGGTAAAACCAAGAATTTGATCGCCCTCTGCGTCTTCTTCAATAGGAAACCAAGGGACACCCATAAATGTAGGGGCTTCAACGCCGATGTCATTCTTGGTTTGGACAAC